TGAAATTATCTATAACCATATCGGAGTATTCGACCACTCAAAGGTCACTTTGTGGAAAGGAAAAGCGGTATAGTACGCAACATACTATACCGCAAAACCTAAATCTTAAAAACATCCTTACCAAACCCTCACATTTACAAGGGTTTCAAGCGGAGACGGTGGGATTCGAACCCAACCTAGGATCTTATAAAATCAAGGCCTATGCAGTATCGTGTTGCATTTCGTGTTGCACGCATTATTAAAACCTAAAAAGATGATACAATATTTTGGGAAAGCAGAGAAACATTTCTCTGCTTTCCTTATTTACATACACTCTATACTCTTAAACTACTTCCCCGTCCTCCCGAATCCGGTCTGGCATCAGCATCCATCCGTTAAAATCAAAGCAGTAACATCTGCCGTCGATGACTTCCAGGCGGCCTGTCGGATAGGTGTAACCTGGGCGCAGATACCACCATCTTCCGCCCTCAAGGATCCAGCCCTGGAGGTAATCGGCGCTGATCCAGCCCTTGTCTGTCCGGAACCACCGCTCTGAGCTGTACATGGCCTTTTCGGTCGGTGCCACCCGGTCTCCGCTGTGGTATCTGTCTCCTGTATCAGATCCACCTGGAGCATCGCGGACGACCAGGGAGGAGGCTGTGACCTCTACCTGCGCCGCGCCGGTTCCAATCGGCTGATAGATATATTCCTTCTTTTCGATGGCCCAAGTCTGCTTAAAGCGCTCGAACGTTCCATACTGCTGCTTTAATACTCCTGTTCCGCTGCCCCAGTCCGGCAGATAGACATGGGGCTTATCGACGATGCTTGTCCAGTCTCCTCCCCAGCCAAGGCCGATTGATTTCGCTATTTGGCCAACGCGGCCAAAAAAGTCTCCTGATTCGTTGTAAGCTCCTTTTCCGTCGTTCCTGTAAAAGTCAAAGGCAATTCCCCACTGGTGTTGTGAGGAGTAGCTGGATCCCTTTGCATTGGTCACAATACTTCCTGGCTCCGTCCGTCCCTGGGCGTACAGCGCGTCCTGCTCCGCCACGGTCCGGAAGCACTCACCCAGACCAATGGTGAGACCCTGGGCATTACACCTTGTAGCCAATTCCTTAAACGCCGCCTGGAGGCTGGGGTGACATTTTGTAATATCTCTTCCCATTGTACACTCCTTTCAAAAAGCCCCGAAATGTTCCAGGGCTAAGCTATCTACTTGCACTCATCTGCCGGTCCTGGTTTTTTCCCCTCTGCAGCCGGACCAGTCGGTACGTTTCCGCCTGTCAGAGCTGGGCCGTTGGTTCCGACGTCACAACTGCAATTCTCTGGATCTACAGTTAGCTCCGGATGCCCCAGTTTTTCTGCTTTCTTCGCGCTGTAGTTATGGCACTCGTTTGCGCTCTTGTTTCCATGTACTGGGCAAATATTCTTTCCACTCATTTCTTTTCTCCTCTCTTATTCTGAAGCTGTTTTAAACTGTTCGGAAAATCCGAACCGCTGCGCTCTAACCCTCGCGCCGGGAGATACTGGATCACCTCCTTTCATCTGAATTCTCTGCATCAATTTTGTTTTTTAGTACAGCAATGTAATTACAGAGCCAGGATGGGATATCTGCGCCCATACGGCCTGCGTTTTCGATGATTGATAGCATTTCGTTCAGCAAATACCATATGACTACCAGTAGACCAAACACTGCTGTTGTCGGCATGTCAAATCCCAGTTTTCCGGCCGTCACCGCAATAATGTAATCTAATATCATGGCTGCCATTATCACAAAAACATATCCCGCTTTTTTTATGATGCCAATAGCGCCTTTTTTCGAGCTCCAACCATAATTCGGATCGTTTGGATGATCTATAGCCTCTCTTTTACTGGCCAACATACCCGTAAAGTAGTCCACTGCCATTTCTGCAAATAACAGGCACATGAGTGGATATAAAACTCCCAACTTATCACTCAGAAAAGCGCCGACTGTAGCCAGCGCCCCCTGAATCGCTATTACATACTCGCGTTTCAAAAAAATTCCCCCTTTCTAAGAATTTTCCGCAAGCCATTTTTCTACCGAAGCTCTCCAAAGCCGCGGTACGTCATTGATGCTAATCGCACCAGCCTTGATCCTTATGCCATAAAAAGCCCCCACTATACACTACCTCCTATCTGCTCCGCAATTGTGCTTGTGACCATACCCAGATCGGATATAGCTCCGTTCTGGACTTCCTGGCCTGCCTCCAGAGCATCCAGACGCTTCTCTGTGTCTGTTTTTTCTCTTAAGCTATAAGTTGTAAGGACAGAGCCGTCAGAATCCACTACAGAGGTTTCAGAGAGCAGCACAAGTTCCTGATAGCTCCCAATGGTAAGTCCGTCCCCGTTCTGTACTTTCACCTCCTTCAAATTTTCCGGCGTCAGCATCTTCCACTGCTCCAGCATGGCTCCCCGATTTTCTGCTGCTACCTTAATAGCGCCGAGAGAAGATCCGGATTCCAGTTCGATGGTTGTTCTGTCCTTTAAAATTAATTTATCTTTGCTCATTATGAGCACCTCCTTTATAAAAAATTTTGTATATTAAAGCCCTTTATAATGAGGGCAGGATTTTCTGGTTTAAATAGCGACCTGTATCCCACGGAGATTGTTGATATAAAAAAATTTGCAGATTCTATCAAATCAGGAGTATCATGCTTTCTGACCAACTCTAATACGATTAAGCTGTCAGGAATGGGGTCTGTTTTTACTATCGGTTTGGCCTTAAAGAGATCCGTTGATTCAGCTGCTGTCATCATGTTCGCGTATTCAGAAAAGAAATTGTATTTTCTTTTCAAAAATAATACTTGGGATGATTCAGTAAGAGTTTTAAGTCTGTAAAATAGCGAGGCAGTAAAAGCGGTGGCGAACTCAGCAGGCCAGGAAGTTGGATTGTGGATTGGAAAGCTGAATAATAGCCAAAATTATCTGCAATTCCGGGTTAACGGAGCTGATAAAGGTTATCTTGTCTTTGACGTATCCAGAAATATAGAGTAATAGCAATTTAACCACCATTTTCTTACTGCTTTTCTTGGTTCGTTAGCTCTCTTCTGAAGCATTTCTAATCAGGTTCTATTTTTTTGCATGATAAAAAAGCCACCCCGAAGGCCGGCTTAAAATAGTCCATGATCATCTATGCTGCATACTTGCGGTAAGACTCCCTGACTCCGTCTTGCTTGATGTTGCAGTAGAGCAGTGTGGTCTCTATCTTGGTGTGTCCCATCAGAACCATAACTTCCTCAATTCGCATACCGCGATTTAAGAGGTCTGTGGCAAACGTCCGGCGGAACCGGTGCGGGTGTACATTTCCCACTCCTGCCCGCTTTCCCAGCAGTTTAAGGGCGTACTGGACACCAGCGACTGTTAATCTGCTGTGAGGCTTCTTCAAAGACACAAAGAGCGGTGTATTTGCCAGCTCTTCAATTGTCAATCCTTCCTTTTCTTTTCTCCATTTAAGATACCTGAATAGGTAAAAACTGGCCGAATCTGATATATACAGATTCCTTTCTTTTCGTCCTTTCCCCATGACTTTAAACTCTTGCTTGTATAAATCTATGTCTCCCACATTGAGGCTGCACAGCTCCGACACACGGACGCCTGTAGCATAGAGGAATTCTATCAGTGCCCTGTCCCTAGGGTTTTCGCAGGCCATCCGCAGCGACTCCAGTTCCTGAGCGCTGTAGGCCTTTTTGATTGTGCTCTCTATTCGCAGGGATTCTATTCGTGCTACCGGATTGTCATCTACTAACTTTTCCCGTTGCAGGAACGTCCAGAAGCTGTTGAGGTAGCGCATCCGTCCCTGCAATGTCACCACGCTTATCTTGTTTCTTTCCCTAAGCATGCCGAAATACCACCTTAGGTCCATTGTTGTCATGTCCTCAAAGTTCTTTCTCAGGGCGTTCCGGCAGTTGGTAATCTCCCTGACGTACTGGGCCAGTGTATTGTTCTGGCGGCCAGATATACGCTTCGATGCAACAAACATCCGCACTTTTGCCGTATCCGAATCAGTTCCAGTTGCCATCAGCTCATTTTTCTCTTCCATAATCTTCTTGCCGTGGAAGTTGATATACAGGATGTTCTGGAGCTTATCCAGCTGTTCTTCGTCCAGGCACTCAGACATCTGCTGCACTACATTTACCAATATTTTTTCCAACAAAAAAATCACTCCTTTCCTGGTTAGATTACCAGAAATGAATGATTTTTGTCACATTTTATTCAGCTAGTTCGTGCATATAGTAAAAGGCCCTTAAATGTAGGGAAAGTGACCCATGCCACAAACGCAGAGAGCGGCGCCAAAGGCGAAGGCCTCGTTATACGGCCCCGCTTTGATTGTAATAACTGCTTAGTTAAATTGCTATTCTTTGGTGGCAATTGCCAACCAGAAGAACCACCAGTTAGCAGTATCCTTTTTTCGTTCTGTACAAACTTCAAATCCTGATTTGCTTACATTTTTCACGCTTAAAAATGAGCAATAATCAAAAATATTTTCGTTGTCATTCCAACAGGCGAAAACTCTTGGAGGAGCTGAAAATTCTTTTTGGAAATTTACACTAACAGATTGTCGGCCTACATTGGCTGCGACGAATGCAGTTCTGCCGGACTGCCAGTCGCTATTTAACTCAGTAATGGATTGCTCCATTTTCGCAACTTTATCCCCCAGTACTTTTCCCTGCGTTGCATCCAACACGTTTCCTGCCTGCGTCGCAAGAAGATTATTTACAATCTTTTCGCTCGGAATGTAGTTTCCAAAATTGTCCCAAATACGTTTTCCCACTGCCGCATCCATAGCTTTTAGCCCTGCTGCTGTCTGCGAAAAATCATTTAATAGGTCTGCTTTTGTTAATACAGTACTTCCGACTTCTGGCTTGAGCTGGGCAATGAGGTTTTCCAAGTATTCGGTATATGTTTTTGCATTCTCCACAATCTTTTCCAACTGCCAAATATACGGTCCTGCTTCGATTGACTTATCAAACATCGGATTATAGCGAACCTGAAATGAAAAAGCCCCCGACGATATTCTTCCATCGGAGAAAGTCAACGTAACTGTAGCGACCGCATCTCCTGCACTCTGAAGCTCGTTTCCGGAAAAATGATAGCTGTAAACTCCATCACTTCCCGTTAATTCTCCGATGACTACATGTCCATCTGCACGTTCAAAAGATATCTCTGCCTTTTCTGCGTTCAGCACGTATGCCTCGTCGTCTTTGACAAAAATCTGTAACTCTGCTTCTGCCCCTTTATCTCCCTGTGAAAAAGCGATCCCCGTTTTTAAGACATCTGTATTTTTTATGTTGATAACTACACTCTGCACCATATTTACACCACCTTTCCCAAAATAACATGCGTCCCGCTGACTACCGCTACCAATACATAGTCTCCTTGTACCGGCGCGTAGGAAGCAAGGTATTTATAAGGCTTTCCTGACTGCTTCAGCTCACCGTTAAACGTAAGATACGGCCGTCCGTTTGTCACCGCAGTAACCTTGGCCATACGGTAAGCTCTTTTTTTATACCCTACTGCTTCTTCCATCCCCTCGTATTTTTCCAATCCTGACTGATACATCATATAAACGTCACCTTTCTCAGATTGTGATTCATTGTTCCGCCGGCGGCCAAATCCATGCTCCACGATTCTTCTATGTATTTCGATCCAATCTCCATTTTGTCATGGCGGATATACAGACAATTTTTATACCCGTGGTGAGGCATCAGAGCTGTGGATAGCGTTACGATATCATTAATCTGGCTTTTTTCAATGGCCACACGTCTTGTATAGGCGTCCAGCGTATCCTGATCCGCGATATCATCCACAGATTCTACGTCTACAATCTTCCGGCCTCTGCGGACTGTGCTGATCGGGCTTTCTGCATTGTCATTTGTGTAGATGCTCCGAAGTGGTTCGCCGTCTGGATTGTCCACATATCGCACTACCACATTCGGCACATTATATAGGTCATTGGTCTGCGTAGCTCCATCTGTTATCACACTGTTTTTGTCAGTGATATATGATTCCTCCGCATTTCGGCCGATCGCCTCGATGTACGGGGCGCTGACTGCGATGCCGGCGCTGTCAAAATGCAGCGGCGTGTAGTTGATCGCGTAGAGCAAATCATTTACGATCTGCAATTTTTCCGAACCAATGTCATATTCCAGGCCAGTGCTACAGGTAAGCGGAGAGGATGGGATATTAACCACCTTGATTCCTGCGGATGCAATCACGCTGCGAATCTGATTGACGTAATTGCTCCCTGGAGGAATATAGAGCCGGTCTGTAATCTTGTCCTCTTTCAGGATGATTCCTTTGTCATAACACTCCACCTGGCTGTGGATTTTTCCATATTTAGCCGACTGCTTGGGGGTAGTCATGATATAGACACCTAAAGGCCATGTGAGCCATCCAGTTGGTGTCAGAAGCTTAAAATATGGAGCAATCCGCATATCTGTGGTGTAGTAATTACCCTGAATCTCCTCCTTTAATACCTCGAACGATGCCGTCCCCATGACTTCCTGCCCGGAGTTAAAAGATACGGATCCGGAGGCTTTCGACAACCACCGGATCAACTTTTCGTCTTGATTCAGAAGCGCATAATCAAAGGCAATCGTCCGATGAGCCTTGAGCATGGCAAGCACCTGAGCATTGCTGTATCCTCTCTGCGCGAGATTACGCATAGTCAACCGCCTCCTTAAAATCAATCCTGTGCCCTGTAATATTGACATAATAGCCGCCTAAAAGCTTGTCTCTCGTTGCGCCATGCTCCGAAACACTGCAGATCCGGACAAAATCACTACTGCGGATGCAGATGGGCTGATTCTGCCCCAAAATCTCCGCCAATTTCCGGTAATTTTTCTGGCTCAGAAAGAATTCCAAGCTGATGCTGGCGTCTCGGAACCCGCTGGACTCTCTCACCGGATACTCTCTGCCAACATAGTGGGACAGGGAGACATCCAACTCTTCCATCAGCTCGTCGTTGATATATTCCTCCGAACTGAGATACGCCGTTACTCTCCGGCTGCCTGCTAGCCCAGAAATAATATACCCTGAGTAGCAAATGGATATATCCTTGGGAGCAGAGTCGCTGTAGCCTCCGGCATAGGCGCGGACAAAATAGCTGTACCTTTTTCCGCTGGATACACGGTAATCCTCGTACCGTTTATCTGTCGTCCTGGCAATTGGAATATACGCTCCTCCGTCCTCTGCCCGGAAAACAAAATATTCTGTATTCGGCCCCGAATAAATAAGCTCTGTGTAATCTCCTTGATTATAAAGCTGCAGCTGCGGCCTCGCTGGAGCCGATGCACCAATATTAAAAGTCTTTGCAATCTTCCCAGACCAGATACCGTAAATATTGGATATTTCCAGCGTCACAGTATAGGCCCCGTTTGATAGCATAATGTTAGGCTTCCAAGCATCGCTGATGCCGGCTGCAATCTCTCCGCTGGATATCAGTACCTTGCCGCCCTGTAGGATTTCCAAACGTGCGGACGCTTCCTCACTTTTATTGGCTGTCCAGGCAATTTCTGTGATAGCATCATTTTTTATGCTGGCAATGGATGGATTCCCAGGCTTACCGACGACAAAAAACTGGGCTGTTGCGTAGTCAGAGGCGAGCCCTTTAGTATTAAAGGTTCGTACTCTCCATTCCACGATACCGTTCTGGAAACTTGAGGCATTGATATCATAATACTGCTGTGTTGTGGATTGGGTCACAGTATGCCAGGATGACTCAGACTGCATTTTCCAGCCCAGCTCAAATTTTGACTGGGCGCTGCCTCCGCTGGTATTATGCCTCCACTGAAAACGCACCGTTCCGGCATTTTCAAGCACTTCTCCGTCTGGATAAATGATCGTTGGAACAAACGGGGTCGCATTCTGGTAATCAATTACAATCTCCGGTGGATGCGTGTTCCGGCTGGTCTCAATGATTGTAAAAGTCGGTTTATTGGTTGTAATACCCAGGGTAAAATTCTGTTTACCGATGTTTCCGAGAATCAGATTGGCAATATCAATCTCAATCCACTCATCATAGCTGCTGGATCCCCTTGTAAAGGTAAAACTGCCTTCGGCATCCAATATTTTCCGGTCCATAACCGGAATCCAATCATTGTAAGTAAGCCCACTAAATTTCTGATTCTGATCGTAAAGGGCTGCCGTTACTTTGGCACCGGAAATGGACTCGCTGACATACAGTCTTAGCTTGGCGGAATTTAATACAATGTCATCCAATTTGGGAATATTGTACTGCTGTACTCCAATCCGATACGTTTTTCCGAGGCTTGCATATGTAGCATTTTCGTAGGTCGTTGATTTGTGAGCATCACTGACATAGGTATCATATACAAGTGTCGCTTTTACAGTAGCCATTAAATCCTCACCCTCCCTGCTCGAAATGCAATTCGTTCTTCTTCTGCCAACTTTACAAGGCGAGCAAAATCTTCCACTTTGTCTGCCTGGATATTAAATATATAGGTATTGCCCGAATTGCCTCCTACTGTTTTTATAGATTCACGATGAGGTGTGATCCGGCTGCCTCGCGGAAGCGTCACAAGCTCCGGCCCTTCCTCTCCTACCCAGGTCTGGCCTCCCTCAAAGTAATCTGTTCCGCGGGCATTGTACTTGGGTTTGACATTGGCAGCATTTTGAGCCGCTTTGGAAGCTGAACTTAATGCTTTGTCCAGCGCCGATGCACTGCCCACTATTACCGCAATGGCCGCAGCTATCGCAAGCAAGATGCCTAAAAGTGGACCCATTCCAGCTGCTGCAATTCCTCCGCTGGTTCCAAGCGCCGTATTGGCCGCCGAACACAACGCAGCTGCCGCCTGATAGGTTATGACTGCTTTTGTAACTGTACCAAACACTGCAGTCAGGCCGAGAAAAACCGCAATCCCCTCAATGACCGGCGCAGGAATTGCGTTTAAAATGTCCACGAAAAATTCCAAAATCGGGAGCAATGCCGTTCCGAGATTTAACTTAACCGCTTCCATTTTTGCTCCAAACCGCTCCATTTCGTATGCCGCATCACTGGCACTGGTCAGGAGGCTGTTGTGCAACACATACCCTGTGTCAAAGGCTGCTCCGTATAACTCAACCAGTTCCTCTTTTGTCATATTGAGCAGAGGTACTATTTTTTCTCCTGTCGTCGACAGTAGATCAGATGCTATTGCGTTCCTTGTAGTTACATCTTCCATTGTCTGCAAATGGAAAATAAGTTCCGTGAAAAGCTCATTTTGGCTTTTGAGATTTCCGCTCTGATCTTTGACTGACATTCCGAGAATTCGAAAAGTCTTTTCTGCATCATTTCCGCCTTCTGCAGCATCTTTAGCTTTTTCAGCTAATGCCGCCAAATCTCCAGATGCGCTCTCCGCGTCATAGCCAACACTTTTCAGGACGTAGTCCCAGGCCTGATATTGATTGGTTGTCATCCCCATCGTCTGAGATACATTAACCACCTCTTTGGCATGGCTTACAGTCTGGCTTGTCAGTGCTCCCATTGTTGTGATCAATGTGCCCACTGTTAATACAGCCTTGCCCATGTCCTCGTTGAGCCCGTCAAAATTGGAAGCTAGCGTCTCTACAAGTGGAGATGTTTCCATTCCAATCGCGGATGCGACATCCCTTATCGCATCCCCAAAGCTCCGGCTGGTCTCTTCCACCTCTTCGGCCGACTCATCCATCTTATCCAACTGCTTTGTGGTATCCCGCAATTCGTTTTCATATTTCTGGAGGGTTGTTCGGGAATTGAGAAGTGCTTTATCAAGTCGATCAACCTCTTTTCCAGTGCCATTATATTTTGTCATGGCCTTATCGTAGGCTTCCGCTTGCTGGGTCACAATTTTCTTCTGCAGTTCAATTTTTTGGGACAACCCTTCCTGCTTAATTCGCAGCTGATCTGCATTATCTCCGAACGCTTTTGCCTGTTCGGATGCCAGTTTCATTTCTGCATCCAACAGCCCCATTTTCCGATTGCATTCGGTAATTCCGCCAGAAAATTCCGAATAATCAAGGCCAAGCACAATTGTTTTTTTATACTGATTACCCATTCTCCCACCCCTCAATTTCTCTCATAGAATGGATTTCTTTCACTTCTTCCGCGGTAGTCTCTTCTTCGCTACGATAGATAGTTATCATTTTTATCACTTTTTTCAGAGGGCTGTTAAAAAAGTTGCGCTCAGAAAGCTTAAGCTTGACGCAATACAGGTAATACAGCATATCAAAATCAATCTCCAGCTGCTCTTTTTTTACTGGCCAGCTTTCGCCCCCAGCATCTGAGCGATTGCTTTTTTTAACAGTTCCTCATTTTCTTTTTTGTCAAATCCGTTGACAGATCGCGTATAGGAATCAACTATTTCCTCCATATCGGCCGGCCGCATGGTAAGGACCATAGCAGACGCTTCCTCTTTTGTAATATCCGGATGATTGACCATAAGGCCAGAATACAGGATGAGGGCTGAAAAATGCTCATATGATAAATTCTGGTCTTTACATTCCTGCAGAGCTTCCTGCATATATCCCACTGCACGCATATTAAACGTCGCAAGATATGTTTTGTCCTTGAACAGGATTTCGACTTCATCTGCTTCCTGGACGCAAATTTTTTTCCTCATAACTCCTCCTTACGCACCGGTCGGAACCTTGGACGGGCCTGTAGTGAACCATTTTGAAATCTGCTGCTCAGTCAGTTCCGCGTTGGCAGTATCGCCGAAGAACCGTAGCATTCCGTCAGATGTACGTGGAATGAAATTGATCGTAATGCTGTCTGTCGAAAAGTTGATATTATCCGTCGACTGCTGCACATTGCTGTTGTAAGGCTGTGCCCTCCCTTTTAATAACCAAATTAATTCCTTGCACCCATTTGTCTCCGGAACCTCGTAACCCAGAGCGATGTACGGAGCCTCATCTCCGGCTGTTTCTGCCAAAACGCCATTTTCAAATTTGTTTCCCAGAATTTCTGCCCTGTCTTCAATTGGCACTTTGTTCACATCCAGCGCAACAGCAAGGCCCGTCATTTTCGCAATGTTCTCTTCCTGCGCCCCGTCCCCATAAAGAACGCCAGACGCAAGGGATGCAGTAACCTGGATCTGCATTGCTGGGCTAAGCGGTTTTACTTCGCCGTATGTGGCGCTTCCTGCCTCATCTGTGAGCAATTTACAATATACAAGATTTTTAATATTGATCCTGTTCGCTTTTTTTGATTTCTGTTCAGCCATTGTTACTCCTTTCCTATCACGGAAAATGTCAGCATGGCCCGCCACATTTTCCCGTTTGTATCATATAAATAGGACAGTTCCGGAATCGATACGCCATCATAGAGTGTAAGTGCCTCTTTTAACTTTCTGGCTCTTGCCCTGACTCTATTCCTGTCCCTGTCCCATAAATCAATCTGATAGTCACTGATTTCTTCTGTCTGCCTACCGTCCCCTTCAAGGCCAGATCGGTCTAAGACCGGATACCAAGTGGCACAAGGAGGCAGAATCGGTTCAAACAATTCGATGACCGGGATTTGCAATGCTGCTTTAATTGTTTCTTTGATATCAATCATCTACAAGCTCCTTAATCATTGCGTCTATCATCCTGTCCACATCTCCAGCTGATGCGCTGACAGCGCGCTGTATAAAATGATCTCCCTGCACAAATGTAGTCCCATCTCTCGCGATGTGCCCATCACTGACAGGCCCCCACTTGAAACCGGTCATTTTCCCGCCTCGGACGCTGACATAATAATTTCCGGTTTTATCCTTTCTGACCGAACTTTTCACATCATTTTTCATATGGACATACGGCTTGCTGCCATCATAATTTGATGGCTGCACATTTTTTGCCCTTTGTTCTATGTCAGACACACGCATAGATTTGATGACATTTTTCTTGATCGAGTTCCCTATTTTTCTCAAGACAACCTTTTCTTTTTCCTGAAGCGCTTCTGGTAATCTCTGGATGGATTTGTCAATGGAAGCAATGCCATCCTCATAGTCAATTTTTATATCCATACCATCACCCTACTGTCAGCTCCAGAGAGCTCTCATTCGTCTGATAGTCCCGAAGTATATTGTACTCCGTACCTTTATAAATCACTTTGTTGGCATGCTCTCCCTGCTCTGTCAGAGATTCCCAGTCCATTGGATCAATTTCCAGCACGAATTTAGGTTTTAAGCCAACAGCATAGGCAGCATAGTATTCAGACCTTCCGGCAGATTTGCGAGAACAGAACACCTGCAGCTCTTTCTTTTTTATTTCCGCCCCAGAAGCATAGTTTAGAACCAGAATGCAGATATCATTTCTCATACTCCCACCGCCTTATATTCTTCCGCTAGTGACATGGCAATTTTAAGACCTGTATAAGCCTCTTTGTATCGTTCAGCCTCTCCGTTGTAATTTTCCTGCCATCTCAGGTACATCCGGAGTGCCGACTTGGCCAGCGGATCATCGGCTGGAATCCGACCGATACCGCAAAGGCCAAGGTCAATGAGAAAGGCGGATTTTAAGGATTCCAGCTCTGTATCAATGGAGCTATGCTTAACTCTGATCATCAGGCGCATTTCTTCGACTGGTACGTTCAGGTTGAGCATATGCCACTCTCCTTTCTCTTATTGCTACGCGTTTTTCTTTGTAATAGTAACGAGGGACTGAAGGTTGATAGCCTTTCCGTCTGCAATCATGACAGCTTTTGCAATCTGATCCTCTGTGTCGTCATCCTCATACTGTTTTACACGCATTGCATAATTGGTGTTAAACATGTAGTCCCCCCAATCAAACAGGAAGGCTACCACGGTCGGAGCACTAAGGGTGGCGCCAAGGCTTGTCATGTGCTCGTTAATCACCACGCGTCTGCCGAGCAGATATCTTTCCGGAGCTCCACCGAGACCATAGTTGATGCGCGCGATTGGCTGGCCATCTGCATCCACCATTCCCATAAATTTCATAAAGGTTTTTTTGGTCATGTTCCAGACAGCGTTTGCCTCATAGGCCGCCGGAAGTGCTCCCTCGGCATCTACCAGAGTCTGATAGGTCGGTTCTTTTGCTGCCGCAATGTCAATGTTCTGACCGTCCGGTGCTGTCTCTTTTAACACGCCCTTCGGCTGGCCGGAGCCTGTTCCGTTAAAGAATGCCTCTTCCTGTGCCCATACCATAGCCTTGGACACGCTGTCCACGAAGAAAGTCTCGAATACATCCAGCGTCATAGTGGCAGCTTCCAGGGTCATGGATACTGCGCAGCGAAGCTTATAGCCCTTAATGTCAATCTGACTAAGAGTAAGCTTCTGCTTATCAGATGTTCCGCCTTCTGCCACCCAGGTAGCTACTGCTTTCACGCTGCTGGTTGGCACGGTAACGCCAGCTGGGAAAGCTGTATGAGTAACTAACGGAAGGATATTTCCCAGCAGCTGCATTTTCTCTACAATTCTGTTTACAACAATAGGGGAGATAACGGCTG